CGTCAGGAGATTGCAGCCCTGGAAGACTTCATGTACAACTGTGGTCGTAAAGATGGGACACCTCATGAAGACCGCATGTTGTTTGGGGAATTTTTAAAACTCGCGGGTCGAGACGCTCTTACGTTCGGCCATGTGGCTATTGAAAAAGTTAAAACACGTGGTGGTGGCTTACACCGCTTCAGACTACTCCCTGCTGAATCCGTATATCGTGTAAACCGTATGGTACAGAAGAAGCAGATTGAATCTGAGGCAGCTTCAGCAGCTAAGGTTTACGGAGTACCTAAATCAGACAACGATCCTAGGAAGGATCAAGTTGTTACCGATGTACCTATCGAATACTACAAGTTCGTGCAGGTATCATATGACAACCGTCCTATCGCTAACTTCGGCGATGAGGATATGATCTTTAGGCTCTTCAATCCTCAGAACTTTGCAGATTCTAACGGCTATTGCTACTCCCCATTGGAGATGGCAATCATCAATATTACAAATCACCTGAACGTTGAGAATTACAACTCCAACTTCTTTACTCAAGGTTATGCAGCCCGTGGCGTGCTTCACCTTAAAGGTACAGTTACTCAAAGTCAATTATCTAACTTCCGTCGTCAGTTCTACAACTCTATCTCTGGTGCTCAGCACGCATGGAGAACACCGATTGTTGCTGGCTTAGATGAAGTTCAATGGGTTCCAATGTCTGCATCTGCGAAAGAGATGGAGTACATTAACTTTAATAATCACTTGATGCGCATCCTTTGCGCTCAGTTCCAGATTGACCCCGTTGAGATCGGCTTAGATTACCTTGTTAGCGCAACTGGTCGTTCGCCTATGCAACAGGCTAATAACGAATATAAGATAGCCTACTCTCGCGAGCGTGGCTTTCAGCCTATGCTACTGTATTTTGAGGACTTAATCAACGGTGAGATTATTCCTGCTATTGACAAAAACCTAGCTCAGAAGTATAAGTTCAAGTTCACCGGTTACACAGATGAGACACCTCAGACAGAGATTGCACAGATGCAGGCTGAGATGACCGTCTACAAGAGCATGAACGATTTGCTTACACAAGCACAGAAATCTAAACTTGACAGTCCTGGTGCTGATCTACCTATGAACCAGGCATTCTGGATGTTGGTAGAGAAGAACTACACCAAGGGCGAGATTCGTGAGCTGTTCTTTGGCGATAAGGGCGCTTCTCAGCGTCGTGAGTTGCAATACTTCCCAGCTGATCCAGCCTTTATGCAATGGCAGCAAAACCTGCTTGCTATTGATAATGCTAAGGTTCAACGCGAACAGATGCAGGACCAAGCTTCTCAAGAGGCTCAGGCACAGCAACATGAGATGGAGCAACAGAAGCTTGAGAATCATCATGCTGAAGAAGCTCATGGCCGTGATGGCGAAAAACATAAGATGGATATGGAGAAACTTCACGCTGAAGCTGCTGCAAACGCAGTTCACGCTGGACATAATCCACTTAAAGACTCCGCTAAGCAGTTTGGCGCTTCTAAGGCAAGCAACATCGGCGGACAGGTTGTTGCAAATCCATTGAACAAATTAGACAACCAAGAATAATAATCTCTGTATAATTCCCTCATTGAGAGGGAATATAAATGGCTTTAGTATTGCTTGAGGGACTAGATAGAACCGGTAAGACAACCGTTGCTAAGTTCTTTGAGTCCAAAGGATATGAAGTTGTTCATCTCAAGGCTCCAGGTAAAGAGTTTTCCGCTGGATATTCATACTTAGATGCTATGGTTGACTTGCTCCAACGTGGAGCTAGTCGTGATCTAGTGATAGATCGCACTCACTATGGCGAACTCGTTTGGCCTCAGGTTTACGGACGCAAACCTCTATTAGGTGAAGAAGATTACGAAATTCTACGCGAGATTGAGGAATCAATCGGCGTTAAACGCATCCTGATGCATGATCCTAATGCAGAGGCGCACTGGCAGCGATGTGTAGATAATAAAGAACCTCTGACTAAGGCCCAATTTGCTAGAGCACGTTCGATATATGCAACTATGGGACAGCAACATGGCTTTGAGAGTGTAACTTTGCCTGCTTTTTGTAAGGAGTTCGGTATCGATGAGTCAACTATTGGTGAAACTACTAAACCAGCTGTCCAGCAAGAGACGACTGATAGCGCTCCTGACCAAACTGGACGTACACCGGCCAAACTATCGTCGAGGCCAGCAGACCAACGGCAGTTGCTTGAGAAAGCGAACGCCATAAACGATATTTTAGAAAAGCGTATCCTCAAAAAGGGCGGAACGCTGTATGATGAGCTTGAGAACGATGTAAGAACGTTTTTGAACGGTAAGCTTGCTGCTATCTTCGGTAATACTAACAATGGAACATCGTTTTCTCCCGAAGAAATAGCATTTTTTAAGGCAATGTACAAGAGAGTAATAGAGAAGGAGAATTAATGAACACGATCCAGAACACTGGTGCAGGACAACCAGTTAATCTTGAGTATGAGAAGTTGTTAGCTGAGGTTAGCAACCTTCACCTTAGTAATGAGCAACTCAAGCTCAATAATGAACTTCTGAAGATAGAAGTAGATACACGAAAGGTGTATCTTGAGCAAGAAAAAACTAAACTTGAGCAAATGAAGAAGGGGAAGGAATAATATGAAAGGCTTTAGACAACCAGCGGAGACCTCTAAGAAAGAGCAGCTTCGCAGTTTGAAGACAGAATTGGCAAACTTGCAGATGGCAGGTCGCATCTCTCAGATGATGGTCAAGCAGGTTATGGACAATACAAAGACGATGTCTGAGGACTTAGGTCGTGCCTTGGGCTTGATCAATGAGCTGCAGTACAAGCTTTTGGCAGTTCAACAGGTCTCTAACCTTAGCGTCGATGACCTAAGTAAGGTAGCAGATGAACTCCGTGTCAAAGATTTTAATGAAGCTTCAGATAATGAAGATGCCAAAGAAGGTTTCACCGTCGCAGCCGCAGTATCACCTGATTCAACTGTTATCCTTACTTCGGAAGCTCCGGATGGCAAAGGGATTTTCAGATCACGGATCGAGCTCAGCTCGTGTGGTGTACCTGCTCTTATTAGCGAACTGGCAGGCAAATCAGTCGGCGATAAAGTTACCGTAGCACTCAATGGAGTCGATCACGTAGTTGAACTCCTTGGTGTTCGCAACCCGAAACCTGAAGATCGTCCAGTAGACGTCGTTCCTCCAACAGTACAGTAATGAAACCACAGTCCAAAATGGACAATAGGTGTCCGCGCCAGCTAGAAGAAGTGCCGGATACCTGGTGTCCACTGGCTGTACTGCGTCTAAAAGCAATCAGAAATGCAGGTCAAGAGCTTTCGGAAGAGGAGGAAGCTAAGCTTCCTGGATGTCCTTGGGCTGTTGACCATCAACTTGCTAACTACTGCTTCTTCAAATACATTCTAGAATATACCAGCGATAAAGCTCCCTCTGATATGGAAATCGCTTCCCTCCTAAACGTCTCAACTGAAACTGTTAAAAAGATAGAGAAAACAGCCCTTGGTAAAATGAGGGAAGATGATGCTTTCTCAAACATGTCTTCAGATAATGAACCCGTTGTTAAAGAGGGTTCGGATGATTATAAAGTCCATCGCTGAGGTTTCTAAAAGCGGTCAGTGGCGTACTTTCATAGGCTTTGAATCTTATGTAAACAAACCTAAATTTAAAGTAACGACCTTTTTATGGGCATGGACCCTACACGCTCCTTATATATGTAGAGCTTTCATACAGTCCTTCTACTTGCCACTTCATAAGAACATAATGTATAACCATAAAGTCTGGGACGGTCAAACTTCAAATGACTTCAAAAGAGGCCACTTGATCGAGTTTGTCTACAAATTAGGTGGCATAAAGCAGCTAAGTTGGAATGACGAAGACGATGGTCGTGGATACTTCATAGGTTACTCAGACGAGGATGAGATCTGACTTAGAACCGTAGTATAATCTCTAGTATGGCAAAGAAAGCACTAGAGATTGACATGATCGCCGGGTCTCAACTCAGAGATACCCAGGGCGAGATGCTCTCCGTTGAGGGAGCCGACATATCAGACCTTATAGCTGGTAAGGGACGTTTTAACGACAACCACGGCAAAGGATTCTTCAACTCTATAGGAAGAATCACTACAGCAAAGAAGATCTTTAAGTCTGAGGACTGTGACAACGAGCGCCATACCTACTACTGGAACAAGGTCAAAGCTCCTTATATATATGTAGCTGGTCAGCTATACGATGACGAAGAGCACGCAAACGCCAAAGCTGCTGCTGCTATCTTAAGAAACATTCATAAGACCGATTGCCCCTTGCAGCTGAAAGCTTCAGTTGAGGGTGGTGTAGTTTCGCGTGGTATTTCTGATCCTTCTCTATTAGCAAGAACAAAAATTCACTCAGTTGCGTTAACCTTTACTCCTGCTAATAACAATACACTTGTTGAACCAACTAGCTTAGATAAAACACAAGCGAACGAAGCTGCAGATATGCTTCTAATAAAATCCGTTTTACACTTAGCTCAGACAAATGTCCCATCATTCAGACACATCACTCGTGATGCATCTGCAGGCAAGATTCAAGAGAATCTTAACAAGATCGCTGAACTTCTTAACCGTAACGGTCTAGAAGTAGAGATTATTATGCCAACGCGTGAGGAGATAATCGATCACGCTTTAGAGCATAAGATCCATGACAATGTGGAGAGGATTAGTTCTCTAGTGACTCAATTAAAGAATGAGGAACTTGAGAAGAACTGGCGCAATGCCGCTGCTGGAGCGGCAATAGCTGGAGCAATGGCTGCACCGCAGACTGCACAAGCTCCGAAACCAATTGAACCTCAAGTTCAGAGCCGTGAAGCCTTGGATCTAGCAAATATCCCTAAGAACCATCAACAGGTCTATGAGAAGGTTGCTGCTGAGAATCCTATGCTTGGTGCTATCGGTTTGAAAGAATCTGGTGGTGCAAAGAACTATGCCCATCATGTTATCGCAACAAAGGGATCTCCTCACGAAGGACAAACTGCAGGCGGAATGTTCGGCATGATGCCAAATTCAGCAGAGTACGTTCTCAGGAACGATCCTGAGTTAGCAAAGAAGTATCCTAAGTTACTTGAAGCTTCTAAGGATATGAAGAAGAATCATAAGCAATTTACAGATGCATTAAATCAAGATCCTCAAGCTGCGGCTGACTTTGCTATCGCTCTATATAATAGGAACAAGTCTAAGACTAATAGTCCTGAACAATTGGCCTATTCTTGGCTCAATGGTCTTAAGGGTAGCTGGAATAAAGTAAAGTCTGATGGCCATGGAGCAATAAAAGAACATCCATATGTTAAAGAAGTTATGGAATACTACAACGCTCATAAAGCCAAGAACAATCAGCAAGTTAATAAAGCTCTTACTGCTGGATATGGTGGTTCTGGAGCTCCAACAGGTCGTGTTCAAGGCGCAGTATTGCAAACAGAGTCTTTTGGAAGCGGTATAATGGGTTTTAAGTACATAACTTGCGACAAGTGCGGCAAAGAGCAAATCATGGCCAAACATCAAGTTAAGTGCAGGGAATGTAACAATCCCTGGAGCCTGGACAAGTTGTATCGGTCGATGTTCGGTTCTAACGGTAAGAAGTAAGTAAGCCTCGAGTAGTTTAACTCTGGGGCCATGGTATAGTAAATATTAACTGAGTTTAGAACTCAATTGAAATAAGGAGACCTCTAATGGCTGCACCTGTACAATCCTCAAACCCCTCTACGCCTCAAACGATGCTTAGAATTGCACGCGATGCGTTCGAACTGGGACTTGTTGTAGTTTCTCAATCTGCAACCAACGTTGTAATCAGCAATGGTTCAAATAACTTGACAGTTGGATATATCGCTGCATCTTTCAACCCTTCGATGGTTGGTGGTGTTGACGGTTCAGTTTCGCCTTTCTTGGGCATTGGAACTGCTAACCCCGGCAAAATTTTGATGCTCTCTTCTATCAACACTGCAGGAACTATTGCAGACGTTATTGACGGAAGTGTTGCTGCTCAAGTGCTTTGTTTGCTTGCTGGACGCGCTAATGACTTAGTTTTGTCGAACTCAGATGGTTCTTCAATCACTAACATTCGTGGTTCTGCAGATCTTCTTGGTATGGGTCAGTAATCGGTCACAGCTGAGGAGCTTAACAAATGGACAAAGAACTTACAAAAAGCCTCAACGACCTGATCGACGAAACTCTATCCGAACTGGAAGAGCTTCGTAAGTCGCGTTTTTCGGCTTCTGAAATTAAGATTGAAGGTCCTGGCGATGGAATTGCTGGCAAACCTACGAATGGCGATCTTCATGCTAAGAAAGCAGAAGACGACAAAGATGAAGATGACAAGGACGACGATAAAGACGTTGAAAAAGGTCAAAATCGTGAAGCTGATCCCAACGGTGGTCATCACAAGCCTGTTGCCGGTGAAGGCGACAAGCATGGAGCTGGTCCTCGCGAACTAACTGGTGGCGGTAAGTCACGTGGTTCTGAAGGTCACAACTCGTCTGCAGATCCTGGTGAGACTCACCACAAGTCTGAAGATGACATGGGTAAGAAAGAAGATAAGAAAGATGATAAGGAACCTCACAAGGATGATCCTGATCATGAAGAAAAAGAGAAGAAGATTGCTAAAAAGCTTCTCGACATGCACAAAGCTGAAATGAAGAAATCGGCTGATGAGCATGAGTCCTTGATGAAATCGTATGTTGAAGAAAAGATCAAGCCTCTTGAAGATAAGCTTGGTACGATCCTTGACATCGTAAACAAAATGTCTGAACAGCCTGTTGCTCCGAAAGGCGCTACCGCACGAGTTCAACCTCTGTTTAAATCAGATGCTGAAACTGGCGAAGCACTTACAAAAGCACAAGTCGCAGACAAGTTGTTTGAGTTGAAGAAATCAGGAACATATGTTGATTCGATGGATGTGGCCAAAGCTGAAATGGGCACAGACTTAGAGTCGATCGTTAGAAAGTACAAAATTTCGTAATCAAAGGAGAGCACGAAAATGCAGAACGACGCAGTTAACCAAATTCTACAGGGAATGGACCAGGGCCTAGTGTCCGCAGCCGACCTTGAAGCCTTGAATAAGGCTATCACCGCTGGTTACGGTGGTTCAGGTAAGCCTACCGACCTCGTATACGGTGGCGTAATTCAAGCAGAATCATTGGAAGCTACTCTGAAGAGTGTTACCTTTGATATGAAGAACATGAAGCTTTGGCCGGCAATTGCCGTTGATAAAGCTTACAACTTGTTTGAACAGTACAATCGTTTGATTGCTTACGGTTCTGACTCTGCACCGTACATCGGCGAAGGTGGAGCTCCTATCGAGGAAGATTCGACCTACGTACGTGACGGACAGAAGATCGTATTCTTCGGAACACGTCGTAAGGTTTCGCACCAAATGACGCTTGTTCGTGTAACTGTTGGCGACGTTGTTGCTCAGCAGGCAAAAGAAGGAACAATGCATCTTCTGAAAAACGTTGAGCGTGAACTCTACTGGGGTAACTCTCACTTCTTGAATCGTAGCACAGGCGCTAACGATGGTGCTGATGCAAACATCAATACCAACAGTATCGCAATGGCTGGTATCTTGAAGCAACTTAAAAAAGGCGACACAGACGTGCTTCAACAGTCTGGTGACTTTGCAGGCTACGGCGATGCTCGTTCGATCATCACTAACCTTGCAGGTAACGTGATCGCACAAGACGATATCGAGCTTTTGGCCGTTATCGCCCTTGAAAACTTCGGTGCTCCTAGCGCACTGCACATCGAGCCGGCTGCTTTGTCTGCCTTTGTGAAACAGTTTTATCCGCAATTCCGCTCTGCTCCTGGTCTGTCTAACCAAACAGTTGGTTACGACGTGTCGAAGGTTACCACAACCGCCGGCGTTATTGACCTGAAGCCAAACTTGTTCTTGCGTCCACGTGCTCTTGCACGTCCACAAGCAACTGGTGCTCTTGCTCCACAACTTGGTTCCTTCTCAGCAACTGCTGCAGGTTCAGGTTCTGGTTCGTCTTTGGCAGCTGGTGCTTACAACGTTAAAGTAACGTTGGTGAACGACGCAGGTGAAAGCTCACCTTTCCAAGTTGCTTCCGCAACTACTCTTACCGTTGGCCAAAATCTCGTGATTACGGCTGCAAGCATTCCATCGGGCGTCAAGTACCTTAAAGCGTACATGTCTGCTGCTGGTGGTGCTGTTGGTACTGAGAAGTTCGTTGGTAACTTCGCAAACGCAGGCGCGACAACTTACACGTTGTCTGGCGCAATGCAGCCTGGTCTTGGCGAAGCTTTCTTGCTTGACATGAGTGCAGAATGCATGCGCTTCAAGCAATTGGCTCCTCTGAGCAAGATTAACTTTGCTATCGTGACGACTGCTCTTGAGTTCGCGATTGTGTTGTACGGAGCTCTGTTCGTGTACACTCCTCGCTTCAACTGCTTGTTCGAAAACACTGGCAAGTAATCGCTAGTTAAAATTAGACTCTTAAAAAGGCGCACACTGTTGCGCCTTTTCTTTTTGTACTGCACGTCTGGTAGAATAGAAGTATGGATATTATTGAAGCACTCGTCAAGAAGCTGGTTGAGGACGAAGACCTGATAAAGGGTGTTACGCCTCGTAAGATCCAGAAGATGCTAGATCATCTAAGAAACGCCAAGAACACAAAACTATCCCCAGAACAGCGTCAACGTGCTCTAGATCAGGTGAGAATCCTTGCATCTGAGGGTAAAGAGAAGAGATCAGCTCAAGAGAAAGCATCTAACTTAGATAAGCTCCTTGCTCGCTCTAAGGAAAAGACTGCCAGTGCTGCCGATAAGAAACTCGCCGATATTGCAGCAAGAGCAGGACTCACAGGTCCCAAGAAAGAGAAAGTCAAGGAAGCGCCTGCTACTCCCGGTAGCGAAGCAACCCGCACTGAACTCGAGACATCAGCTCGCAGGGCAAAGCGCGATCCAAAAGCAATGTCAGATGATTACTACGATATTCCAACCATAGATGATGCAACGACCAGTCTCCTTGAGACCGGTAAGCCTGAAAAAGCTAAGCGCATGCTCACTGCCAAATACAAATCGCAGGCAAATGAAGCACTAGATCAAGTTGGTAAACTCCATGGTGCTGGTGATATAGATAGTGCTCACGAGCTCTACAGCGCTATCCCTTCCAATCTGCTGCCAAAGCACTTGCAGAATTATCATCCTGATTACATGCATTACGGTGTAACTCCTACACACTGGGGAGCATTACCACCTGAAGCACATCAGCATATGGCAAGCACACATAAACAGGTATTGAGTGGCGAACTCGACAATCATCCTGATTATGCCCACATCGCTCCTAAAGTGAAAGCCTTAAGAAATCCAAAGCCTACGGCGTAATTTTGTATAATTACAGCATGAGAAAAGCATGCTATATCTGTCTAGAAGGTACTGAGGGTGTTGGAAAAACTACGCAAACTCAGAAGTTATATGACTATTTACGTTCCAAAGGTTATGGAGTTTTACTCACAAAAGAACCTGGAACAGCACATCTCCCACTCACGATGAAGCTTCGCGAGATAATGCTAAGTAAAGAGTATAATGATGAGCTCACTGTTCCAGCAAGAGAATACCTTGCTCAAGCAATCCGCTCCATTCACCTAGAGCATCTAATTGTTCCAGCACATGCAAAGTTTGACTATATAGTTCAAGATAGAGGCATTCTCTCGAGTTACTCTTATGGAGATGCTTGCGGAAATGAGTTCTCATTCTTGAAGACTATGGCAGAGGCTACTGTGCAAGGAGCTAACTTATCTAACCGTACATTTCCTTATTGTCCAGAGAACATTTATGACAAGGTAATATATTTGCGAGGCAGTTCAAAGAAGAATCTCGCAAGAGCTAAAACGGCAAAGCAAGAGTATACTGCTGGTGATGCCATTGAAGCTAAAGGTGATGCATTTATGCAGAAGTGCTCTGACAACATGGACGAATATTCGTCTTACTTTAATGCGTGTACAATAGAAGTAGATGGCAAGTCAATAGAAGAAGTGCATCAAGAGATACTTGCCGCACTCGAACTAAAGGAAGAATAATGTCTAAGGAAGTAAAGTTAAATAGACCCAAAGTACTGATTTTTGATATTGAGACTGCTCCAATTATAGGGCATGTTTGGAGTCTGTGGGAGAACAACGTTTCTTTAAATCAGATTGTGTCTGACTGGCATGTTCTTAGCTGGAGCGCAAAATGGCTTGATGATCCGCCAACAAAGATCATGTACGAGGATCAGAGTAAAGCAGCAGACATTACAAACGACAAGAAACTCCTTCAAGGTATCTGGAAGCTTCTAGACGAAGCAGATATCGTCATCACACAGAATGGAAAGCATTTTGACCAGAAGAAGTTGAACGCAAGGTTCATCATAAACAAGGTCCAGAACGGACATCCGCCTAGCAGCTACAAACACATAGACACAAAGATCATTGCAGGTAAGCACTTTGGTTTTACAAGTACAAAGCTTGAGTATATGACAGACAAACTATGTGTAAAATACAAGAAGCTTAAACACAAGGAATTTCCCGGCCACGAGATGTGGGTTGAATGTTTAGCAGGTAATCCCAAAGCTTGGGCGGCAATGGAGAAGTACAATAAGTATGATGTTCTAGCTCTTGAAGAGCTTTATCACATCCTTATTCCGTGGGATAATAGCATTAACTTTAATTTGTATCACGACGAAGTAGATCATGTTTGTAAGTGTGGAAGTACATCGTTTATGAAAAACGGTTTCTACTACACCAGTGCAGGCAAGTATCAGAAGCACAAATGTAAACAGTGTGGCGCAGAGATTAGGGATAAGCAAAACTTGTTCTCAAAAGAGAAGCGAGATTCCCTGAAGATAAGTCCACCTAGAAACTAAGGTTATATGGTCTTCAAAGAAATAGAATCAAAGTACGATGCTCAAGACATCTCCATGAAGAAATTCATGGAGCTTGTTACGACAAATTATAAGGTAGACAAGAAGATGCTTGTCAGCTCATTTGATGACTACTTCATTGATAAAGATGGGAACTTCATTAGGTATCGCTATACCGACGATAGGGGTGAGCTCACTATCAAACGCAAGACCATTGAGAAGAACAACAATGATCGTATCGAGGTCAACGTTCCTACAACAGGAGACAATCTTAAGGCTATCGAGGCATTCGTTGATCTCCTTGGCTATAAGCACAATTTTGGAATATACAAGACCTGTCAGATCTATTGGGTTGATAAGGTCGTCATGGTCTACTATGTCGTCTATGACAAAGAGATGAAAGAGCTTCGTCGTTTTGTAGAGATCGAGGCCAATGAGGACCTAATTTGGACTTCAGAAGAAGAAGCTTGGGCTGAGGTAACTAAGTATGAGAAGGCGCTAGAGTCACTCGGAATTAGCCCTAGTCGTCGACTTAAAAAGTCACTATTTGAGATCTTCCGAAAAGCATCCTGATATTTTTAGGTCGGGAAATGCGGTATAATGTCTCTATAGCAAGGAGACATAGATGCGCGCAGCAAATTTAGCCAATGAAGCAGTAAGACAGGCCGAAGTAGGTCAGGTATGGGAAGAAGTTCTTTCCGGCTCAGGAACCGCAGTTCCTGTACGCCCCTTTCAAACATTTAGAGTTAGAGCAGCATCTGCTGTTACCGTAACAATCGATGGTACTTTAGCCATGACAATGATCTCTGGTGAGATCGCTATATTCAATGCTGGAAGCGGTGTCCCTGGTTCAGTACCTGGAGATGCTAGGTACACAGCCCCTGTTGTAGCTGTAACAGGAACTGCTTTTGTACAGGTTGCTAGAGACAACATTCGTAATAATTAAGGAGCGATCGTGGAACTCAAAGGTTTCAGGGAAATCCTTCTTAAGAAAGCCGAAGGCAATACGACCCTGCAAACGTTAATAGCGTATGCTAAAGACGACATACTTGTTGATAAAGTGATCGAAGCTCTCGAGAAGATGGCTCGTCCTAACGCATCTATGGGTCGTGGAGCTAATGCTGCTGTTGTAGCATTCGCTAATCAGTTAAAGAATAAAGACGTTGGTATGATGCATGATGCCCTTGGGCATCATGTCTCTCATTACAAAGCAGCTCTAAAAGCTGCTCAAGATCCTGGTACTGATCCAAACAAGATTGCAACGCATAGAAAAGTAGCAGATCAACATCTCAATAAGATCGTTCCTCTGATGCATTTAGCAGGTCGCGCTGCTCCACATTCTGGTGGCTCACTTGCGTTAGACTATGTTCCTACAGAAGGTTGGGAAACAAATTACACGCGTCTAGATAGAAACCCTATGAACGGTAAGTTACAAGAGGGTACCAAAGGTCTTGGTCGTCGTCCAAAATCTACGAAACGAAATCCACATCACGAATCAGATCCAAAACATGCTGAATTAAAGGCCCAGGGACACAATCCTTATGGCGTTCCCGATTATAGATACCTCGAGATGCCCCCACATCCAGGACATCCAGATTTTAAATCGACTACGCACGAAGGTGGATATCCTTTTGAAGAGACATTACTTGGTAACCCAGCGAAAGTTGATGCCAAGGAAGCATATTTACACGATCACGATGTAGAATCATCAGATGCGTATACTCCGCATCCTTTTGATTATCACCCTATTCATTCACTAGCAGATGTGAAGCAAGGTAGTTTCATTGACGAACATGATCCAAGACTCCAAAAGTTTGCGAAAGACATGGAACAGTGGCATGAGAGCGAACCAAGTAAAAAATGGGCAGAAAAACTCAAAGCTGATTACCAAAAAGACCCGGAGGCATTCAAGTCCCGTGGGAAAACCAAACCAGCCCACACATACAAGGACCTCAAATTACAAGATGTCGAGCCCCATGTCAAACACCACGAAGAGACATACGGTAAGCCGGAAAAGGTTGGAGCGAAAAAGGAATCTACTGACAGCCAAGATACACCTAAGACTAAAGATTCTAAAGAGATCCCTGAAGCTGAATTAGCAAAGCTTCCTCCTGCTATTCGGGCCATATACCTGAAGTCGAAGGGGAAATAATGCCAGCGTTCATTAAAACTCCTGGAGATGAAAAACGTTGGGCTAAGGCTAAAGAAGCCGCCAACAAGAGTCATTCAGAGTCTGAAGGCGATAGCTATTGGGCTGTTGTTAATAGCATATATCAAAAGATGACTAAAGCTGTTGACTTAGCATTAGAGCTAGGTGATGAAGAAGCTTTATCTAAAGTTATCGATATGCTGCAAAAGGCAGACGATGAGTTTGATGATGAAGACCATGATCTAGACGAAGGATTTCAGGAGTTTGATCCTGATGATGAAGAGTCAGCTGGTGACGATTGGCTTAAGGAAAATGACCCTAAAAAAGGAGATGAGTATGAAGAATATGGCGAAGGCGAAGATGAGGATGCTCATCAAAAGAACATTAGAGATGACGAAAGCGCCGAAGAAATCCCTGGAGAAGAGGATGAAGCAGGCGAAGCAGCTCCATCTGCAGCACCTAAAATCTCTGAAAAAGAACTTGCGGCGATGCCGAAAGCTATCAGAGATATTTATGCCAAAACACAACCCAAAGGTGGTCAACCTCAAAAAGTGGAAGAAGCAGCGCCGGAAGTAAAGAGATCCAGTCGCTTCAGACAACCTACTGCTGAAGAGCTTCAGAGTATGCGTGCATACACTCGTCCTTGGGAGCAACGTGCCCGTGAGACAGTAAAACTTAAAGCTGATCCTTCTAAGAATCCCGTATTGGCTCATCAAGGTGAACTAATCGAAGCTCGTGAAAAGGTACATGGTGGACGTAAATCTGCCTATCAGCAACTTATTAACTCTGATGACTATAAGAATGCAGATCCAATGCAGCAGATGGAAATGGATGATAATTTCGAACGCGATTGGAAGCAAAAGAATCCTGAGCATTTGAAGACAGCTTTAGCTGAGCATCATGCCGCTGATAAGAAAGGCAGAACTGCTGGAGCACAGCATGCTGCAACCAAAGATGCAAACATTCGCAACATTATTATGGGTGGATCTAATCCAGGTGAGACTATGTCTACTGAAGAAGCTCTGCAGAATGTTGGTGGTGTTAAGGGAGAGGAAGGAACTACTGGGCGAATTGCACAGGATCCAGCTGCAGCTTTTGCTGGCAGTAACCCTGACTTTATAAAACAGTATGCTAAGCAATACGAGAAGAAGGCAAAGCCAGTTGGCGAAGTAGATGAATATGCCGAAGCTCCTAGTAGGAACATTGGCAAGATTTTGGGCGATGCGCCAGCAAAAGACCCTAAGGTTGAGGCATTCTTTTCTCATTATTATCCTCTTATTGGCATGAGCAAATCTAAGGTCCTAAAGAAGTTAGGCTTAGATTCTAAGTCAAGTGATATAGATCATGGCGCATTAGACGAAGCTGGAACGCACGGGTTATTCCAAGCTATCAACGATTATGATCCTAATCATCCCAGTAAGGCATCTTTTGCCACTCATGCGGGCAATAAAATACGTGGATTAATGCAGACTCATCTTAGAGAACAGGATAAGATACCTACTGAGATGCGTATAGCGCAGAAACAATACCAGAAAGCCAAAGCTCCTCCGGTAAAAGTTCTGTTAGGTTCGCACCCTAAAGCAAAAGAAATTGGTGAGAGACTTGGAAGGATTCAAGCACAGAAGGCATTGATGCCTAAGAAGCCGGGAGGCACTGGTGAGTAACGATAATAGTAATTTTAACAACGGCAATGGTGGGCGCATTGCTAAGACAAACACCAATGCTGTTTTTCCAGCGTGGAACGTAGAGCAGGAAGATAGTCCGTCTAGATATGCTCCTATTCCTACCCCTGCAACTCTTAGACAGAGCGTATTGTTCGGCATTCCTCTTCGTTCATTCTTAACGGGTGAAGAGGTATCTAATGATGCACTTCAGACTTTTATTAATCAGGCTATATCAGAGATTGAACATGAATTCGACATCTATATTACCCCTTGTACATTCACTGAGAATCAAGACTATAGTAGAGCTATGAATTTCTGGAGCTTTGGGTATGTGAAGTTAAATCACTCACCTATTTTGAATGTTACTAAGTTTCAACTTACATTTAATAATGGTATTCAAGGTCTTCCGCCCCTTGTTGACATTCCTTTAGAGTATGTCTATGTTCAACCTCAAGAAGGGACAGTGCAACTTGTTCCTGCTCAAGGCATAAGCATCTCTGGCCTTATTGTTAGTATTTACTCTGGTTTAGGTTTTCATGCCTTCAACAGTCAAATGTTGAACCATTGGCCTGGTGCTGTGGTTGTAACATACAACTCTGGTTTTGAGTTAAATAAGATCCCGGCAATGATAGTGGGTCTTATTGAAAACTTAGCTGCTTTCAAGATGTTATCTCTAATGGGACCAATTCTGTTTCCGCATAACTCTGTTAGCATTGGTATAGATGGTACTAGTCAGAGTGTTGGAACTATGGGACCTGCTTTCTTGCAGAATCGTTTAGCTGATTTGGAGAAAATTATAGGTCAAAATAAAGAAGCTATGAGAGGTTACTACCAGAAGAGATTCTTGGTAGACTATTTATAAGGATGAGTAAGATGATTGAAGTTACAGCAGATGGAAAGCAAGAGCCAGTTCCCGGCAAGGAACCGCTCAAGAAAGATCCTAAAAAGAGAAGCAAAAATCTCTCTGAGCGCTGGGCTTTAATTAAAGCAGCACTTGATAATACTAAAGCTATTATGGATATCAAGGAAGAAGGTGGCTTTAACGATCCTCCTCCACAGGCTCAACCGCCTCAAGAAGGAGCAGAGGACATGGACCCAGATGCTCAACCTGAAGAAGGTGCAGAACCTGAAGAAGACATGGGTTCTGACGAAGAAGTGGATGATGGATCTTCTGCAGAAATTGATCCTGCTCAACTTGAAGATGAAGAATCTGAGCCAAATGATATCGATGCGGAAGATTCCGATGAATTACCCGATGATGAATCGGATGATGACGATGATTCCGGAAATGAAGACCATGATGAACAGATGCGTGCTGCTCTTGAACAGGAAGGATATACTCCCCCTGAGATCGAGTATATAGTTCACGGACGTCATTCTCAGCCACCTGACCTAACTGCAGAAGCTAAAGCTCATGCAACTATGGAAATGTCCCATGTTGATGTTGAGAATGCTAAGGCATCCAATCAGATGGAACTTGAGATGAAGAAGCGTCAGGCTGAGATTGATGCCAAGCATCAAGAGCGTCAAACTGATGTTGAGCATGAGCACACTAAACGCATGAAAGATTTAGAGTTTGAACATGCTAAGGCACAAGCTCCAGATCCTGAGACTGATAAGAAGCATAAGCAACGCATGATGGACCTTGAATATCAGAATGCTCAAGCTGGGTCACCAGATGGTTCTGATAAGGAACATCAGAAGCGCATGATGGATCTTGAGTATGATAATGCCAAAGCTCAATCTCCTGATGGCTCTGAAAAAGAGATACAGAAGAAGATGGCTGAGATGGATCTTGAAGAACGTAAGCTTAAACTTGAGTTGCATAAGAAGCAAACTGAGATGGAACTTGAGTTCAAGAAGAAAGAGCAGGCTCTTAAGCTTAAGATGATGGAAGCACAACTTAAACAGCAAGCTAAGCAAAAGACTCAGATTGCTGATGAGAAGCATAAGCATAAACTGGCAGATGCTAAAAAGCCGCCGACTAAGTTAAAGAAATCAGATGAAGAGGAGATCGACGATGAGTCAGATCAAGATTAAACAAATCGACGACGACAATCTTATTGTAGAAGTTGGACCTGATACTCCAGTTGATACTATCAACAGATTGTGCAAGGGGTTTTCTGACCGTGGTTTAACGGAGGATTTAACTAAGAGTACAGTCTCAGAGAGGCATTTTTACAGACCTCAGGATAGGGTCAATGATCTTGCCGATGAGCTTATAAAATCTCTATACGAGATATCTGGTCTTGCTAAAGTTAAGAGTCCACATACTCAGATGTTCTACGAACAAAGAGCCCAGTCTAAGTTAGTAGATAGAAATGCTAGTCGTGCACGAAGTGGTCTTGCTCCTATCAATATGGATCAGATGAGAAATCCTGCAGGCCAGAAGCCACCTGGTGCATTAGCTCCTAGGGCATCATCGCCTAACACTCCTGGCGCCGCTACTCTTCCTGGAGTACCTAATAAGCTTGTTGGTGAAGTTGGAGTTAATACTAAAAAATCTGATTATGGACCTAAAGGTGGTGGTCAGTACAGCGTTACCGACAATATCAGACGTAAGTTGAAGAATGTCGGAGAGCAAAGCGGTGTCGGACCTAATGTCAATACCAAGAGATATAACACTAGAACTCAGGCTGGTCAGCAGACTGATCCTAGCATCAAGAGAAAACAGCCAGCGAAGGTATGGAGCCCAGAGATGGTTGCAGCAGAGAACGCTAGACGCGGTTTAAAGAAGGCCTGGGGACAACACCTCGAGTTTCCTAACGGAGATGAGATGGTTGAGCAGTATGAGGAAGAGTTCTTGAGCGGCGATGAGGCATCTGCACAGCAGCTTGCCAACATGATGAACAGCAAGGCTATGCTGAGACCTAACCATAGGATTCCTACTACTGAGGACATGATCATGGCTGGTCAGCAAATGGGCTTCGGTGAGACCAAAGAGATTATGAAGGCTCAGGACGAGAACTGGGGTAACTCTATCAACAACTGGCTGAATGAGGCTGTCAAACCTATTAGTGCTAGATTTGCTTCTGAAGAAGAAGAAATGGCTTATTGGAACTCCATTAGGGTCTCTGATGCGCCAGATGGTAACTCTGGTTACTAAGCGACAAATACGGTATAATGACCTAAAGCCTGCATATGGTTGTAGGTGTTCGGAAATGGTTGGGTCTTAAATGTTTGAAAAGCGTTTCGCCGCGGTTCCGCCGCATTTATTTACAGCTGATGGTACTACATCAGGGAAAATAACAGTTGCTGACAGTCGTCAGTTCAAAGTCAAACAAGAAGTATTCCTAACTGCCAATACCTTTCCAAATTTAGATAAAATTGAAGTCAAGAGTATTCTTGATATAAACACAATAT